CAGAACCACCAGAAAGTGCAATAGATGTAATCTGACCGTTAACTACAGTAGCAATTGCAGTTCCACCATTACCACCACCACCTGATACGGTAATTGATGGAGCAGATGAATAACCACTACCAGCAGCAGTAACTGTTGCAGTACCAGTCAAGGCACCAGCGTTCAAGTTACCACCAGCAGCAGTTGCAGTAGCAGTATCTCCTTGAGCAGCGGTTGCAAGAGCAGATGTACCAACAGGATCAATTACGACAGTTGGAGCAGATACATATCCACTACCAGTATTTGTGATGGTAACTGAAGTTACTTTACCGTTAGCATCAATCAGTGCAGTTCCTGCAGCACCAACACCGTTACCGCCAACAAAACTGACGTTAGGTGCAGAAACGTATTTACCGTTTGTAGATGCATTCGTAACTGTGATAGTGCTAAGAGAGTTACCAACTCTAGCAACTGAGTTCTTTAAAGTAGAATCATCAACTCTGACAACAGAGAGTGCTCCACCATAGTTTAAATAGTTTGTTCCAGACAACCAGTAATCAGCATTTGCTGCTGTTGGTTCTCCAAATGATGCGATTAGTTCCGATTCGTTGGAGATAGTGACTGCTTCTCCAATGGGACCTTTAACAAAGGGTGCGGCAAAACCAGCAATATTTGCGTTAGTAATATCAGCTCTGCCGTTGGTTAGGTCTTTCTCCCTAACAACAACCCCAGGTGAGCGTAAAACTACCATGTTTATCTCCTAGAAATGTGTTCATATTTTCTAAAAGTATTTATTATTTTAGTACCTTTCAGAGGGAAAACATTGCATGAACCGTTTACCAGTCAGGATAGTTCCATTTACCTGTATCATACTTATTTCTTCTATTACTAGACACTCTTATCTTAGTACATCGTTTACATTCATATGAATATGCAGAGGGTAAACCCTTACTATTTTTACGTATCAAATAAAAATCAGTAAGAAGATCTTTCTTTTCTTTACACGTTCTACATATTCTTTCATTAAAAAGAAGATGACTTAAATCAAACTCATCTTCAAATTCCATTACCTATACTCCCACATATAATTAAGTTCTCCATATTCACTAGCACTATCTGAAAATTTACCAGTCCCATCTTCAGCAATATACCAAACATTACCTTCAGTATCAACTGATTCATAGTCAGTTAGACCATCGTCAATAAAACCAAATGGTGCCATATCTTGATCAATTTGATTTTTCTGTTCTTCATATAACCTTTTACGAACATCATTGTCCGTCATTTCTTTAAAGTAATCTTGTGCAACTAACCATGCAAAGATAACCAGACACATTGCAAGGTCATCGTTACAACCTTCCTCTGCCTCAAACGATTGTTTCTTTTGAATAAAGGTAGTTAGTTCTGAGATAATATCATAATCATTGACAAGTAATTTGTCTGCTTCAATCAATTGCTTTAAGTTAGAGCAACCAATCTTCTTAACTGTTGTGCTTGTCTTAACTCCTAATTGAGTTTTAGATCCAGAAAATCCTTGACCAACTAATTGCCCAGCACGACCTCTCATTGCACACATGAGAAGGTTTTCATTCTCAAGATCATACTGCAAGATTGATGCTACCTGATCTCCAATATCATTTACTTCGACAAGAATAAATGCTTTATTATAATTAAGAGCAACTTGATTAATTATGTTTGGGAACAACATAGGTTTAATCTCATTGTTTCTGTAAACACCTACAACTTTATATGGTACAGTTGTTATATCATACAGAATAAATGCAGAGTAATCATTATTGGTTCCACGTGAAACGTCAACCGTCATGAGATACTCATGTTCTGGAATGGGGTTCTCGTATATCTTTAATCCTTTGCTGGCATGAAGTGGTTCATCATATGACATGGATCTCAACTTTGCAGCAGAGATTAGTGTGTCAACAGATCCTAAGAACTCACACTCAAACTCTTGTGTGAACTGACGTAGAGATGTGTTGGCAATCGTTTGTTCTTTCCAGTTCTCATCCCTTCCAGGAACTTGAGACCAGTGAACTTCAGTTGTAACATATTCGTTTCTACCAAGTTCAGCATCATGCCATAACTTGTAGAACATGTTCATCCCATTTGGAGTGGAGATGATTATGACTTTTGTGCTTTTACCAGAAGAAATAGTAGGATAAACAGAGGAAAAGAATTGCTCTGCAATATGGTTTGGAATGAACGCAAATTCATCGAGGAAGATGATGTTAAACGACATACCTCGGACAGCACTCGCAGATGTAGAAGATGCCAAAATTTTACTGCCATTTTCAAGCTCCATAGATCCTTTGTTCCATGCAATGATACCCTGCTGCAACCAGTTAGGCAAGTTCTCATATGCAAGTTGTAACCTTCCTAGCAGTTCTCTTGCAGTTGGTGCTTTGTTTGCTAGGATACCAATATTAACGTTGTCATTGAACAACGCATAGTGCATCAGATATGCCACAACAGTGGTTGATTTACCCGTCTGTCGTGGCAACTTTGCAATATTAAATCTGTTTTCATGGAAGCGGCGAACCATGTCTTCCTGGAAATCATATAGATTGAAAGGAACTAGACCCTCATCAAGAGATACGATCTTACAATAGGTTTTAGCAAAGTAGACAGGATCTGCTTTGCACTTTAAATACTCCTTAATCTGATTAGGTGTAAAGTTGATTGGTACACCAACTTTCTTTAGATTAGGGTTGCCAAGATAAATTTCGCTTTGTTTTAATTTAGTCATTCCCATTTAGGCGGCGAATCAGGACATCTCATTCCAGGAAAGAGTGTCTTCAGTGGCATGAAACAACCACATAATCTACATTGTTTTGTTGACTCTTTATAAAATTCACACTCTTCGCATATTTTAAGTTTTTCAGATGATGTCAACATAAATTAACAGTCCCACTTTCTTAACGATTTATTGATCCTGCTATCTGGATCGTTTGCAGTTTTTTTACTTGTAAGTTTTTTCTTCATTCCACGCATCCGAGCACAGAAGGATTTTCTTCTGGGATTGCCCTTCTTCTTCGTTGGTGCTTTCAAGTCGCTGCCAGGGTTCTCCCTCTCGTAGGATTTCCTGCCCTTCTCGTTGAGTCCACCTTCGCTGTTCTTGCCTGCTTTTTTCGTCCATGCTGCCTCATCTAATTGTATACAAAATTCTTTGAATGTAATCATCCCTCTACTCCTACCGAAGTTGCATACAAAGCAGTAACGCTAGATCCAACTTCAAGTGTGAACAATCTATCTTTTTTAATTACAAGATCAGAACCCGCCTGGACATACACAGTTCCTTGAACTGCTGCACTACCAGATTGAAAAGTATCATCACTTTTAATAGTAACTACTGCAGCAGCAGTTCCAGTGTTTTGAAGTAAAACCCTGTTAGCACTACTTACTGTACTTGGTGTGTCTGACAGTGCCACAGCACTGGACTTAATTGTGTATACCATCGGGATAAAGCTTTATGTTTATTTATTATCTAAAAGACCTTGCTTAATAAGTTTGGACAACTCTGCAGTTGACCCAACAAACAAAGCATTATTGTTGGTGACTTTTTGTTTTGACTTTGGACCTTCTTCAAGATCCTGCATTTTCTTTTGAAGATCGATAAGTTTTTCAGCAGCGTCAGAAACACTCTTAACTAATTGACCAGCGACTTCATATGCTCTAGGGTGGTCTGTATTGTTTGCCACGTCTAAGGCACCTGAGAGCGCCTCCTGACCCTTCTCAATGACATCATAGAGTTGACCCCTAGTATAGTCGTAATCTCTTTGAACGTCCTTATCAATATCAATAATACGTTCAGTTCTTTTCTTTGGTTTAGGTGCAAGTTCCTTAGAAACAAGTTCTGCTTCTACGTTTAATGCATCTTCTATTCCGTCGTATTTTTCAGTCATACGTCCTCAAAAAATCCAGATGTTTCATTGAATCCAAAGTCATCTCCAGAGACAAGTAAGGAATCATCAATAGCGTCAATAACGTTATCGTTGTTCTTATCTTCTTTTGCCTTTGCAGTAACTTCATACTTACGATACCTTCCAGGTGCAGTAAGATCAACCTTGGCATATTCCTTGGTGATTGCTTTCTTAATAAGACCTGTATCTGTAGTAGGACCGTAAATGTATGTCTTTACAGTAAACCTTATAGTATAAACAAGTGATCGCCTAGTTTCATAATTTCCCTCATAGTCATCATTGAATGACATAGATTCCATTATGATAGGAATATCTCTAACGATGTTTGCTTCCTCTACAAGTTTAATAGAGAGGTTAAACGATGGTTGAAAGAAAGGTACAATCTGCTCTAAAATTTGCAGACAGTCATCTTGAGTTTTACTAAGGATATTTAATTCAAACTCAAGGTTGTATGGTACAGGAATATATGTTTTCTTTAATCCTGTAGCATCCTCATTAGTCAAACAATATTGTGTAGGACTTTGTTTTCTAGATGGATCATAACTCATACCTGTCATTTCAAAAGACAATCGTGGTAGAGTGATCGCATTTGGGCGACCAAGATCTGGTTGTTGCTCAATACGAGCTAAAAACTTTTGACTAGGACCATATGCCAAAGGAACTTTCATTCTCTGGTAAACTGATCCATCTTCATTAAATTTACGAATTTCCAGGTTATTAAAAAGTGTGCCAAATCCAACAACACACTTTCTAAGAATCTGATTATAATTATATGTTCCTAGCATAATTAACTCCTATTTCCAAATTCTCCAAATGGGTTTCTTTCTGTAAAGTCGAGAATACCATCGCCAATGGTTTCAAACTCAATGTTGTCTGCATAAGTATCCTTCATGTCAAGTTCGTCAAAGTTAGAAATATTTATAGAGAATCCACTATTAGATCCTGTAAGGGTTTCTCCAACCTGGAACTGTCCATGCTCAGTGCTACCTGTAGGTGCTCTAAGTTCAATGTATCTTTCTTGAGGATTCCAAAGATTAATAAATGCAGTTAGTCCAGTAGCAGATCCTGTTACCTTCTCACCAACCTCGGGATCACCAGAAAGAGATGACTGATCATAATAGTATTTAACAATAAATCCTTCGTCCTGTTGAGTATCAAAGATACCATCACCAGTAGTTTCATTAGTATATTCAAACAGTTCACATTTTAATTTGTAAGTATACAACTTACCAAACTGATAGAATGGTGCTTCATGCTCTACAAATTTAACCTCAAACAAATTGTTTGATAGAGGGAAATAAATTAAATCTCCTTCTGAAGGTCTCTGTGGTAATACAACGTTATCAACTAATTGCATTGGTAAAGATACAAAGTCATCAAATTGATGTCTAGAGATTACCAAATTAATTTCATCGTTTGATCTAATTCCAAACTTAGTAAGAATATCTCCAGCACCTTGAAATCCTTCAAAGTTTTCGAGATATGCTTCTAAAGTAAATGAATCAGTAAACTCTGATATAACCTCTTCATTTAAAATAGTATCTTTCCTAATCAATCGTCTTGGAATATACGCTGTGGTAATTCCAAACATATTAATAAACTCATCCACCAGGGATTGTTGGAGCATCTGCTCCTCTCTAGTACCATGAGTGAAGTAAGTGTTTTTTGCCATTTTATCCGATCATATCCAGCGGTGGAATTTCATATCTAGATGCCATCTCATCTTCAATTGCTTGAATTTCTGCAACTGCATCATCATAGATTTGTCTCCCATTTAAGGTGATACCACCTGGAAGTTGAGCACCTTGGAACTTAATTAAGTTCTGCCCCCACTGCCTTTTAATTAAAGCAGTTGTATATCTCTTTAAAAATGGATCATTATATACTTGAGTGTATTCCGTAGGATCTAAAATTCTCCAACAGTCGATAATAACAAATGCACCCTCTTCTACAAAATCAGTATCAGTATCAATGTATAGACGATCTTGACGTTGGTTAAATCTAAAAGGAATAAAACTTCCGTTGTTTAATACCATATCTAATGTTTCAAGATATGATTTAACCATATAGTAACTTAAGATATCTACCGATCCAAATTGATATAGATCATTGAGGAACAGTTGATACTCTAGTCCAAATAAATTACTTCTAATATTACTACCTTTAATACCAAATACTTTATTGATTCCAGTAATATGAGGAGGAATGGGGATGTAATTATTTCTTGCTAACCAATCCGTAGGTCCACTTTGGGGTCCAACAGAAAGGGTTTCATCACTTCCTGTAAAACGTGTTTTATCATCAGCAGTAAACTGATGCTTCAAGAACATTTTCTCAGTACCATTATAGTGACGCTCATTGAACATCTGGATGGCATCATCAATCAAGTCATCGATCTGCTCATCATCAACGTTGATTTCAAGAATAGGTCTACCTAATCGCCTCAGGCAATATTCTTTTAATTCTGCTTTACTTGTAGGTTGCGCCATGTATACGCATAAAAATAGTCCTCTACCTTATTTAGCAGAGGACCATATTTATAAAATGAAAGTAACTATTGCTGCATATAAAATTAATATAGCACACAACTTAGAAAGAACACTATAGTACTTTTTAATTGGTGTACCAAAATACTGTTGTCCAATCATAAGACACTTGTGAGCAGGTGAGATTAGGTAACCAGAATACTCAGTGCAGAGGAACCACACAAGATACTGAGGACCAAAAATTGACACAAGCACAGAAGTCATACCAGCATACTTACCAGATGATCCCATGATGTAAGCAGCGACCATAGCGACCAGAGAAGCAGGGATAAGCATCTCAGGAGTTGCTGCCTTAAGATAGTCCATGACTGGACCTTTAATCAGTCCAACCACACCACCAAGAGCAAGGACAATAGTTGCAATGATAGCAAACTTACCATCTAACCATCTACCCCATTTCCAATCCTTGTATACAATCGAATAATAGATTGACATTCCAAGGAACCAAGGAAAGAAGAATGGTGCTCCTGCTTTACCTGTATTCAATAGAAGAATAACAGTAGCAATCAGTGGTGCCCAACCAGTAAGAGCACGACGCCAGTTAAAGTCACGTACATATTCTAGGTTAGGAACAACAGATCTTGCAGGAACCTTGGTAAAAATATACCACCAAGTATATGCCAAGGTAATAGCAAGAGGAACAATAGTATATCCTAGGAAAGTTCCATAAGATACACCCATTACTGCCATGGGTAAAACAACTGTCTTCTCTAGTGGAGACCACCAATAGTAATGGTGGACTGATAGGTAATCAATTACACCAAAGTGAGAACGTCTTTCTTTGTCAGGTGGTGCGATAGCATCTAGCAGTGGTGCTGATAAAGCAACTCTTCCAGGGATGGGAAGTATACCACCTAATAGTGAGGTGATAATTACAAGGATGCGATTGTCCTTGACATACTTTTTTGCTAACGAATATACATCCTCTAAAGCACTATGCTCTCGGATAAATCCACCCAAAATCATAATACCGAAAATGTAACCCATGTAGAGTTCATTCTTAGCAATCGCAGTGATTGCTGTTTCTAGCATTACTCTGTTGCTGCTTCTACGGGAACTGCAGGAGTTTCTACTCCATCACCATCAGGTACACCCTTGTTTGCAAGTTCCAGTGCTTGTACTGCACCAAGAAGTTTAAAATACTCTTCTTTCTTGGTGTTGATTTCTGTATCTAATTCTTTGATTTTTTCTACAACTGCTTCGAGTTGCTTTCTAAAATCTTCTGCCATTTCTGCTGTAGTCATTTGTCTCCGTAGTGATAAAAGTTCAGACACAGTATTTATACTACCATGTGAAGGTGTTGAATGTCAAGCGAGGTGTGTCAACCGCCCAACTGTTTTGATCCCAATATGCTGAATGGAACATACATGATTCATAAAAAATAAACTGATTAAATTTATGATGCTGAACATGATACCTGTCCCATAAAGTCATATCAAATTTACTTAAACATTCTTCTGCTCTGTAAGAATTGGTACAAGTAAATTCTTGACCAGTTCCTCTATGCCTAAAGAATGAAGTTCCAGAA